TGGTGAGGCTGCAAGAATCTTGGCAGGTATGATTAAACAAGTGAACAAAGATGTTCAAGATAATTATACGATTCAAGGCCCACCTGTTGTAAAACTACCTAAATCACAAGACCTTTCAAAGAAAAGAAGTAAATACTCATCACAAATATCTAAACTACAAAAAGAATTCGGATTAAAAGATACAGATGGTGTTGCAAACTATCATCAGGCATGGTGGGAACAATGGGTTGATAAAAATTCACCATCAACACTTGATAACAAAACCAAAATGGGGTTAGTTAAAAGATGGGCATTCATGGATAAATCATTTAGATTAGATAATAAGAATATTACTGATTCTAAAACACTTGATTGGGCTAAGAAAACTGATAAAGAGGACCAAAAGAAGATTAGTAAGAAAAATCTGATGAAGTTTGAACAGATTTTCCTTGGTCTTGGTGCGGAAGTATTAGAATTTACTTCATCAGCACTTACAGTCAATCCTGATAAGGCAGTTCGTGATATAAAGAAACGAATTGATAAAACAATCAAAGATGTTAAGAAATCAGGTGACCCAAAAAAGATAGAAAAACTTAAATTAGAATTAGAGAGGTTAAATTCTATCGGTGGTCAAAAGAAAATTGTACCAAATGAAGGTATTGTGTTTTTATATAAAGGGAATACTTTTAAACTTACTGGTACATTTGCATCCGTAAATCAAATACTTGGTATTTTCTTCTAAAATTACGGTTTCTTCAATTTGATATATTTATATATACAATTATAACCTAATATATAACAATGGGTAAAGAGTTTAAAAAGAAATATATGCATCCAACTCGTAGAAAGTTGGTCGATATGGTTAAAACTGGTGAGTATGATAAAAGTACTACAATCGGTTACACTAAGGCTAAAGAAGTTCGTAATGTTGGTGATGTTTGGGAAGATGAACACAATAAGTACGAACAAAAAGATGGATATATAGTAAAAACGGGTAAGAATTCAGACGCACTAGCAGAAATTAGAAAATATTTAGAAGAAAAAACTAAATGTAAAAACTCTGAGTGTAAAACCGTTAAAAAAACTGAAAAGGATTTGAAATTGATAACAAAGGGTGGATTTTGTATCAATTGTACTGCAGAAAGAGAAACAAAACTTAGAGCAGAGGGTATTTGGCAGGAATATCAAGATTACAAAGTGTGGACTAACATGATTGTTTATGGAAAACAAAAAATTGAACAACTTAAACAATCTTTATTAGAAATTAAGCCCTTTTACGAATATGTAAACGAAGATGGAACTACTGAAAGGTGGAATTTGCCCAAATCAGTTGAAGAAACCAAATCTGAAATACAAGAAATGATTGATATTGGATTGGGAGAAATAGAAACACTTGAAAAAAACAGAACTTCTGCTTTTAATACTTTAAAGGAGCATAATTATGAACATTATATTTAATCTTCTATCTAAACGATGGAAGGAATTGATAATTTTATTACTATTAGGAATTATTTTCCTAATGAGGGGTTGTGAAACTGATTATGGTGATAAGGAAATTGTAAACATTGAAGGAAAAGATTACGAATTAATTGAAAAGAAAGTAGATACTGTTTATGTAGAAAAAGAAGTTAAGGTTACGAAGTATGTACCTAAATATATTACAAAAGAAGTAATTAAAGAAGTAGAAATACCTGTTGATGTTGATTCTCTTGCTATTATAAAAGATTACTTTTCAAAAATTACAGTAAAAGATACATTGAACTTAACTTATGATTTCCCAACAGAAGTAACAGATTCATTAGGACAAAAACCAGATAGTAGTTTAGGATTTGGTATCCTTACTGATGTTATTTCACAAAATAGAATCGAATCAAGAGAAATTGATTGGTTCTTCAAGATTCCAACTGTTTACAATACTACAATTGTAAAAGAGTTACCTAAAAACGAATTTTATTATGGTTTCGGATTAGGAGTTGACCAAATTAATGGATTTGGTAGTTTTAGTGGAAACGTTTTACTAAAAACTAAGAAACAAACTATTTACGGTCTTAATATTGGAATATCAAATCAACTTGGTGGATACAAACCATTTGTTGGTACTTCTCTATATTGGAAATTAGGAAAAAAATAAAATGGCTAAACAGAGTTTAAAAGATATAATTAAACTTGAGTATCAGAAATGTGCTTCAGACCCAATATACTTTATGAAGAAGTATTGTATGATACAACATCCTGTAAGGGGTAAGATTCCTTTTCACTTATATCCATTTCAAGAAAAAACATTAGACCAATTTGCACAACATAGATATAATATTATTCTTAAATCCCGTCAGACAGGTATCTCAACTCTAACTGCAGGATTTTCTCTTTGGAAAATGTTATTCAATCAAGATTTCAATGTTCTTGTAATTGCAACTAAACAAGAAGTTGCTAAGAACCTTGTAACAAAGGTTCGAGTAATGAATCAATATTTACCAAGTTGGTTAAAACAAACAACAGTTGAAGATAATAAACTATCTCTACGATATTCTAATGGTTCACAAATTAAAGCAACATCTGCAGCTGGTGATGCTGGTCGTTCTGAAGCACTATCCTTACTTGTATTTGATGAAGCTGCGTTTATTGATAAGATTGAAGATATTTGGATATCAGCACAATCTACCTTATCAACGGGTGGTAATGCTATTATTTTATCCACTCCAAATGGTGTGGGAAATTTTTTCCATAAAACTTGGGTTGGAGCAGAAGAAGAAGAAAATGGATTCAATCCAATTAGATTACATTGGAGTGTTCATCCTGAAAGAGACCAGAATTGGAGAGATGAACAAGAAACTTTATTAGGTGTAAAGGGAGCTGCACAAGAATGTGATTGTGATTTTGTATCGTCTGGTGATACTGTGATAGAACCACAACTTCTTATGTTTTATAAAGAATCATTTTGTCAAGAACCAATGGAAAAGACTGGGTTTGATGGAAATCTTTGGAAATGGGAATATCCAAACTATAACAAATCATATATGGTTGTTGCCGATGTTGCCCGAGGAGATTCATCGGATTATTCAGCTTGTCATGTTATTGATATAGAAGAAGCATCTCAAGTAGCAGAATATAAAGGTAAATTAGATACAAAAGATTTTGGAAACTTCTTAGTTTCACTTGCAACTGATTATAATCAAGCTTTGTTGGTTATTGAAAATGCAAATATTGGATGGGCGGTAATACAACAAGTAATTGATAGGGGATATCAAAACCTATTCTATATGAGTAAGGATTTAAAATATGTAGATGTAGAACATCAATTATCAAATAGATATCGTGCTCAAGATAGGGGTATGGTAGCTGGTTTCAGTACTACATCAAAAACAAGACCTTTAATCATATCCAAATTAGATGATTACTTTAGAGATAAATCAGTAACAGTTCGTTCTACGAGATTAATCGATGAATTATTTACATTTATATGGAGAGGAAATAGAGCAGAGGCAATGAGTGGTTATAATGATGATTTAACTATGTCCTTTGCAATTGGTTTATGGGTTAGAGATACTGCACTCAGATTAAGACAAGAAGGAATTGATTTAACTAAACAGGCCTTGGGTGGTATTGGAGCACATCAACTGGATGTGGTTGGTATGGGATTTGGAGGAAATACTGCAATGGAAGAAAATCCATGGTCAATGAAGGTTGGTGATACGGATGAGGATTTAACTTGGTTAATTAAATAAATCTATATTTATACTATAAGGAGAAAATATTATGATTTCAATGAAAAATCTATTAAACGAAAATGAATCTTATTGTAATGAGTATTTCGTAGAAAATTATCACGATATCAAAGAGTTCGTAGAATTCATGGAATCGTACAAACCAGATATTAACGAAGCAGAATATCAAGGTAGAAAAGTAAAACTTGGTAAACCGATGAGAGGTGATGTCAAGAAGTTCAAAGTATATGTTAAAAATCCCCAAGGTAATGTAGTAAAAGTTAACTTTGGTCACAAAGGAAAAGGAAATGAAAAAACGATGAAGATTAAGAAATCTAATCCTGAGAGAAGAAAGTCGTTTAGAGCAAGACACAATTGTGATAATCCTGGTCCAAGACACAAAGCTAGATACTGGTCATGTAGAGCATGGTAAAAACAAAATAAAGGTTATAATATAAATTAGAAATAAAATGGCAGATACTTCATTTTTTGGTAGATTAACTAAACTCTTCCGTTCGCAGGCGGTTGTTACCATTGATAAAGATGGTAAGAGAAAAGTTGTTGATACCGATGAAAGACAACAAACAAACTTATCTTCTCTTAGAGATAGATACACTAAAATTCAAAAGTCTTTCTTCGAACAGGCAGGTGGTGCACAATCGATGGCATACCAACAAGTTCGTAGAGAGGTATTCAGAGATTATGATGCGATGGATAACGACCCTATCCTTGCTTCAGCACTTGATATTTACGCAGATGAATCAACACTAAAGAATGAATTTGGTGATACTCTTATGATTCACTCTGATAATCAAAAAGTACAAGATTTACTTGTTAACTTATTTTACGATGTTTTAAATGTTGAATTCAACTTATGGCCATGGGTTCGTAATATGTGTAAGTACGGAGATTTCTTCTTAGGTTTAGAAATCGCTGAAGGTAAAGGTATCGTAAATGTTACACCACATTCAGTTTACAACACAGAAAGATTAGAAAGAACAGACCCTTCAAATCCAAACTCAGTAAAGTTTAAAATTACTGAGGACCCAAATGGAAAAGAAGAATACGAAAACTTTGAAATTGCACATTTTAGATTACTAGCAGATACAAACTGGTTACCCTATGGTAAATCAATGATTGAAAATGGTAGAAGATTGTGGAAACAATTATCTCTTATGGAAGATGCAATGTTGATTCACAGAATCATGAGAGCACCAGAAAAGAGAGTTTTCAAAATTGATATTGGTAATATACCACCAACAGAGGTTGATAACTATATGCAGAGAATCATCAACAAGATGAAGAAAGTTCCTTTTGTAGATAGAAATACTGGTGATTATAACTTAAAATATAATATGCAAAATCTTACTGAAGATTTTTACTTACCAGTTAGAGGTGGTGATAGTGGTACATCAATCGATAACCTTGCAGGTTTAGAGTACGCAACTATCGAAGATATTGATTACTTAAAAAACAAATTATTCGCAGCTCTTAAGATTCCAAAAGCATATTTAGGATATGAAGAAAATGTAAATGGTAAGGCTACTCTTGCAGCAGAGGATGTTAGATTTGCAAGAACAATCGAAAGAATTCAAAGAACAGTAATCTCAGAATTAACTAAGATTGCAATCGTACATTTATATTCACAAGGAATTACTGATTCAGAAATGACTAACTTTAGTTTACAATTAGTAAATCCATCTACAATTTACGAACAAGAAAAAGTAAACTTGTGGAGTGAAAAAATTAGATTAGCTCAAGATATCCAAGGATTGAATATGTTATCAAAAGATTGGGTATATGAAAATATATTTAAATTATCCGAAGGAGAATCTGATGAAGAAAGAGTTAAAATGTTAGATGACCTTAAAGATAGATATAGATTCCGTTCAATCGAAGATGAGGGTTCAGACCCCGCACAAGAAGATGAGGAACCTGAAGATATTGAAGAATCTTTGGAAAATTTAAAAAACGAGTTAAAAGATAAAGGTGGGAGACCACGAGAAGGTGGTACTTATGGGAAGGATAAACATCCCTATGGTAGAGACCCACTTGGTGATAAAGAGAGAACAAAGGAACGTTCTCGGACTTCGGAAGAAAAGGCTATTAAAATGATTTCAGGTATAGCATCAAAACGAAAGTATTTACACGAAATGAAAGGTATGTTAGATGAGGATAATATACTTGAGGAGTAAAAATTTCCTTTAATCCATAAAATTTATATTTATATATGGGAATTTTTACTATATCATAATTGGAATTAATAAAGATGAAAAAAATAAAACATTCAAAATTTAAGAATACTGGTTTTCTTTTTGAGCTATTGACACGTCAAGTCACTCTTGAGATTATTAATGGTAGTGAAGAAAAGGCAAAAAGAATTATCAGAGAATTCTATAAAAAAGGAACAGAACTTTCTAAAGAACTTAGATTGTTTAATCTTTTAATTAATGAAAGATATAATACTGAATCAAAGGCTGAAAAGTTTATTGATGTAGTATTAGAAGCACATACTAAAATTGATGATAAAAAAATTCAAAGAGAAAAATATAATCTTATTAAGACAATTAAAGAAAACTTTGATTTAGATAATTTCCTTTCATCACCAGTAACAAATTACAAGATTTTGGCTTCAATTCATAAATTATTTGAAGGTAAGAAAAATGATTTATTGGATATAAAAGATGTATTTAATTCTAAAATCACTCTTGTTGAGCATATTTCTTCAAATTCCCAAACCAATTTAAAAGAGAGAGAAAATAAGTTAGTTGAAACTTACAAACAACAAGAAAAAGACCTTAGATTATTAACTTACAAAATTCTTGTAGAAACATTTAACAAAAAATATACAAATCTAAATAATGACCAAAAAGATTTACTTAGAGAATATATTAATAATGTAAATAATACATCTAAGTTCAACGATTATTTTGAATCTGAATTAATCAAGACTATTACTTCTCTATAAGAAATGTATAAAGGAATAGAAGATAAGATTACAAAAATAAAGTTGAAAGAAACGATTAATGTTTTGAAAAAACAAAAAATTGGTAAAAAGATTACCGATGAGCAAGTTTCAGCTTTGATGATGTCTTATGAATTGATTAAGGAGATAAAAAATGTCAATGGAAAAAACTCTTAAAGAAATCTTAGATGAAATTCTTGATGAAGTAGAACAAGAATTAGAAGAAGCTACTACCACTGCAGGGGTTGATGGATATCAAACCCCTTTCGCATTTGGTGCAGGTAGAAAAAAAGATAAAAGAAAAGAAAAAGATGTTGCTACTCAAGCAGGATATACAATTGCCGAATCAGTAAACGAAGCAAGAATCAAAGGTAGAAACAATAAAACTGGTGAATCCTTTGGTATGGTCATCGGTTCTGATAAGAAAAATAGAGAAGGTGATTTTGAAGTAACTATACGAAAATCGTACAGTTCAAGAATAAGTTCATATGGATTTGTTTTTGATAAAGATAGTAACCTAATTTCAATTAAAGATTACGGATACTCTACTGATGGTAAGTTTCCTGATATGAAAGGTGGTAGTAGTGTATCATCAGTAAGACCTAACAAAAGAGAAACTATTACTCAGATTGCTAAAATCACTTCCCCAGCATTTGCAAAAAAGATTTATCAGCATGTTCAAAAGAATAATAAAATGAACGAAGGTGTATCTGTATCTGATGAAAGACACTTTGGTAAAAAAGGTATAATCATTATGATTGATGATAATGGTAAGAAAGTATCTGCAATATTCAAAGATAAAAAGAATGCGGATAAGTTCAACAGAAACAATCCTTCAGATATTAAAAAACTTTTACAATTAGCTAAAAGTAAAAAATTCCCTCAATCAATTGATGAATCATTAAACGAAGCTAAAGTAAAAAGACCAGTTAATCGTTGGTTAGAATTAAAAAACGATGAAACCATGCATCCTCATAAGAAGATGGCAATGGGTCTGAAAGAATTAAAGTATCAATTAAAAGAAGTAGAAAAGTTTTTCAATTGGTATAATAAGATAAAAACGATGAATGAGTTGGATTCTAATCAGTATTGGAAAAGAACAAATAATCATATTTATAAGATAAAGGAAAGACTCATTAACATCGCTAAAACAATACAGGAGATTGAGAAATGAAAATTACTAAAGAACAACTTAAAAATATTGTAAGAGAAACTCTATCAGAAGAATCAGAGTACCAAACCTTCTTTAAAAAAGCGTTAGAAAAAACTGGTAAATCTATTCCACAAATGTCTGATGATGAAAAGAAATCATTTTTCAACAAAATTGAAAAGGCATGGAAAGGTAGAGGAGAAAAGAAAAACGAAGGAAATGCTTTCGGTGCTGCAGTTGCTAAGGCTAAAAAAGATGGAGATGATTCTTTTAAAGTAGATGGAAAAGAATATAAAGTAGAAGAAGGTTCAATTAATGAAATTTCTGCTAAAAAAGGATTAGAACAAGTTGTTAAAGGTAATACTAAAGAGGTAGAGGGGGTTAAGTTATCAAAAGAAATGGCAGCTGCTATGTTAGATTGGTTAGAACGCTCTCCCTATGGTAAAAAATATCCACAAGCTAAAAATTCAAGACTTCATGTTACACTTGGTGTAATGTTGAATTTTGGTTTGGAAAGACATGCTAAGTTTGCAGGTGCTAAAGAAGAAATTAAATACCTAAAAGGTGTTAGAAAAAAACAAAGACAAAAAATGAAGGAATCTTCAGTAAATGAAGGTGCTTCTACTGAAGAAAAAAGAATTGCAATGTTGGCTGTTAGAAAACAAGCTAAATACAGAAATGTAGATTTAGCAACGGCAATACAAGACCAAATTAGAGCTCTCGAAGATTTACAAAGAGATGCAAAAAAAGGTAAGATAAAATAAAATGACTAAGAGAGAGTTGTATAATATCATCAATGAGGAAATCGTTAATTTTAAAAAAGGTACAATTAACGAAGAACTCAATGAAAGAGACGAAGATAAAATTAGAAAAATGATTCGTCAAGAAGTATCTGCAATTTTCTTTGAATTATTTAAAAAACGTAAAAGTTGGGGAGCATAATGAGTAACTTATTAATAGAAACCAGATTATTTGAAGGTAGAGTAAACGAGGACGAAAGTGGAAGAACTATCGTTAAGGGTATCCTACAAAGAGCTGGTGCAGAAAATCAGAACGGTAGGATATATCCAAAACCAATCTTGATGAGAGAGGCAAAAAAATACGAAACACTTATTAAAGAAAGAAGAGCATTGGGTGAGTTAGACCATCCTGATTCTTCTGTAATAAACCTAAAAAATGTATCTCACAATGTAAGAGAGATTCATTGGGATGGTGATGATTTAGTAGGAACAGTTGAGATTTTACCAACCCCAAGTGGTAACATCTTGAAAGAACTCCTACAAGCAGGTATCTTATTAGGTATATCATCAAGAGGTATGGGTTCAGTAGAACCGTTATCAGGTGGTAAAGTACAAGTAGGTGAAGATTTTGAATTGATTGGTTGGGATTTTGTATCTAATCCATCAACTCATGGTGCATTTATGGTACCAGTAAACGAATCTGTGAATAAGAAATTAGTTCAACAAACGGAAGTTTGTAACGAATGGTGTAAAGCACAGAATTACATGAGAGAAATTATAACAGAATTAAGTTAAGTTATGGGATTTAGTATTCAAGACTTTATGTCTAAAAACAAGTTTAAACTTGGAACAGTTGAAAGAGAAATAGGTTCTAAAACTGCAAAGAGTTATAACGATATAAGAAAAACAAACTATGATGTTAAGTTAACCGAAGATGGTAAACTTGATTTATATACACATAAAACGGAGAAAAAAGAATTATGATTAAGTTAGGTGGTATTGTAGATTTAAAAGCTGTTGCTGGTGGAGTAGCAACTCCTATCAACGAAGGAACTCGTTCACAAGTTGGTATCATCGATAGAAGTGGAAAGATTGCATCGGCATATGTTCACTTTGATGGATATCCATCCAATATGAAACCAGGTCTTAAGAAACACATGAAGAACGAAAAGGATGTTCTTAAGTTAATTAAGAGTGGTGGAGCAAGAGGAATTTATGATGATAAAGAAATTGAATACTACAAAAGTGGACAACCAACTAAAGGTAATTTAAAAGATTTTGAAGGATATGTAGATAACGCTGATAGAAACGGTGGTGCTGAGTATGTTTACCTTTACAACATGAAAGATAAGAAGTGGTACTTCGCTGATGTATATGGTGATAAAAAACTAAAAAAATTATTTTAAGATGAAACTAAAAGATTTATTACCAGAAGGATTTGTAGTAATGTACAAAGTGAGAAAAGACCTTAAGAATGTAAACATAGGGCCAGCTCAAGCATGGTATAAAGATAAATCTGATGCAGAAAAATTTTTAAAATCGGTTGAGAAAGATGGTGGTAAAGGAATGATTGTAAAAGATAAAGCACCAAAATCAAAAATCGATAGAGGAATATAAAGGAGAGAACAATGAAACTAACGGACTTAGTACCTTTAAAAGAAGGTAAATTCAAAAAACAAGAAAGAATTCTGAAGAATATTGAAGGTGCAGTTAAGATTGATTTCTCTGAAGCACTTGAATCTTTAGAATCAGATGGTGTACTTGAAGCAATGGAACATTTAGAAAATGCTATTTCAAGAATTAAAGATGTACACAAGATGTTAAAAAGAAATTTATAAGGAGAGAACAATGAAACTAACCCAACTAATGAAAGAAAACGAAGAAAGACCTCTATCTAATGAGGTGAAAAAACATTTTCTTGAAATTGTTTCTACTTACAACAAGTATCAAGAATCAATGGATAGAAAATCAGATATTACTCAAGTAGCAGAAACACTTGGTGGAATTACTGAGGCTGCTAGAACACTTGCTATTAGAGAAGCAGGAGATTGGTTCGATAAACACACAGTTAAGAGAAACATGAGTGAATTGGATAAGTTGGGTAAACAATTCGATAAAGTTGCTGTTGAAGCTAGAAATCTTGACCAAAGAATGGCTGGATTGTACGAAGATATGGGACACATCCTTTCAAGATACTATAAATTTGGTGAAATCACAGAGGACCAAATGAAACAACGATTAGGTATTAAAGAATCTAAAGGAGATTGTGGATGTGGATGTGGTGGAACTACACCAGGTGGATGTGGTGATAAATTAGTAAACGAAGAATCAGTAAAAATTTCTAATAGAAGTTCAAACGGTAGTATTGTTACTACTATTAAAGAAGTTTCGGAATTAAATGAAGAAGAAATAGCACTCTATGAGTTTGGTAAAAAGTTCGAAACTCTTATGGAAAAAAATTGTCCAACCGATTCTTCAAAATGGAGTTCTTACAAATCACAGGCTAAAAAGAAATTTAAAGTTTACCCATCTGCATATGCAAATGGATGGGCAGCAAAAAAATATAAGGCCGCTGGTGGTGGCTGGAAAAAATGTTAAGGAGTAATTATGGCATTTAAATCTAACGATAGAACATTCGAAAAAATATACGGTGCTTTTGATAAAAGAGATTACTTTAATTCTCAAGGTTTGGCAAAAGTACAAATCGGAAACTTTGAAAGAGCATTAAAGAAAAATGATAAAGGTGCACAACAAATCTTAGATAAGTTCAAAGGTGATTTGGGTAAGGCAAAAGATTACATTACTCAAGTAATCACAGATAGAAAAAAAGAAGATGCCTTTAATCAATATAAAGCATTTAAGGTAGCAGTTGATTCAATCCAAAAAGGAAAACCTCAATATGGTGCAGTTGATTTAGTAAAATCAAGAATTCATAATTCATCACAGAAATATACAATCGCTCTTTATAGTGCACTTCGTAATAAAAAATTCACAAAGTGGAAAGATGTACACAATGATGTAGATTCTTTGATTGGCGAAGGATTCAAATCAGATGCTCAAAGAAAAGCAGCATTTGCAAATGGATACGAAGAAAAAGGTAAGAAGAAAAACGAATCAATAAAAGAAGGTAAAAAAAGATACTACCAACAAGATGGTATTGGTAAATCAAAATACACCATCTCTTACCATGATGG